ATGCAGGACGCTATCTTGGGGGATTTCGGCGATACTAATGAGAAGTTTATCAAACGAGCCGATATTACTCGTTGGCTCAATTATTTCAATCTTGAAGTTCAAACTCTTTTAATGGGCGGTGAATCACCTTATTTCGTTGATTATCACGATATTACCTCCACAGGAGCCGATAATTACGACCTCGATACTTATGAGATCCTCGGGGTATTTATGGTTGAATTATCTCGCGATGGCGGCGTTACCTTCGGTGAGCCAATCACTCCAAAAGATTTTCGTTTCCGAGACGAATCGGGCGATATTACTGAATACGATTACCGCATGGCCGGAAACAAAATCTACTTTACTTCGAATATCATTCCGGCCGGTTATATTATGAGAATTTGGTACACGACCAACCCTATTGCTTTGGTCAATCCAACCGACACACTTTTGAATCCTTTAATTCCTATGCTTGGATATTTCCACGATTACGGCATGTCTCGGGCTAATGAGAAAGATCGAAAACCTGAATTAAATTATGCTATTGACGCTCGAATCAGACGAGCAAAAGAAGACGGCGGATTACTCTATAAATTGCGTAAGCGAATTAAACAGGGGAATATGCCGATTGCCTCGAGCGCTAGTCGCGGATTTGAGGGGTATTAATGCAATCAGCCGGACAAAACTTTTATAATCATGGAGGGATTAATCGCGATGTTAATCCTTTTATGGCGCAAGCTTCCGATTTGCTTGAAAGCACTAATTTTTATTCTCGATTATTTGGCTCAAAGAAAGTCCGTTTCGGCTATGCCAAACTTCTCGATACGATTGATAGTCAACCGATCAGAAATTTGATTTATTACGATCTCGGAACCGGCAAGAAGGGACTTCTCCGTGTTTCCAATAAAAATGTTTATAAATACGATTACACCGGTAATACTTGGGGATCTCCGATTAGAACATTTACGGTCGATGTCAAGATTCCTTCGGCTGTTTTGTTGGGTACTGCGATGGAGTTTCACCTTGGTAATGCAACCGATGGTTACTTTACTTGGGACGGCACGACCTTCAAAAGACAGTACGGCCTCTCTACCCCTAGTCCTTCAGCGATGACGGCTTGGAATTCTCGCATTTTTACCGATGTGAATAAGCTACTGCTCGCAGAATCGGCGATCAGTTTTGATCTTAATGGTTACAGCATCACCGGTACGGTTACTTTGACCAATAATGACGCGACTGTTACCGGTAGCGGCACTCTATTCACCACAGAATTGACTACCGCGATGTCTCTCTTGGTTGAAGGCATTGTTTATCGTATTTCCTCGATTACTAGCGATACCGCGTTAGAATTGACTGCGGTTTACACCGGATCAACTATTACCGGAAAAACAGCCAAAACTTCTTATTCGGCCGATCCTTTTTATCTCAATTCCAACGATCCGGCCGGCGGCGGTACTACTCCAATGACAGCCGGAAAAGACGGTCAGATTAATTTTATGACAAGTTCAGTCGATCGTGTGAATGTTTATAAACAATTCGGCGCATATAAATTTAACGGTCAATCATTTTTCCGAATGCCTTATCGCGGCAATATCCTCTCGGTTTGTACGACCAAAGACGATGTTGATTATGTCTTGGCTACAAACGGAATTTTCCGCAATACCGGTACTCAAATGGTGCCGGCCGATATGGGTGTTTCTACAATTATTGAAGACACTATCAAGGCGCACGGTATCGCAAATCCTTGTTCTTTTTCTCTCGGCAATTATACGATCTTTTTCATCGGTACAATCCGATTAGGTCGAGGCAACCGCGCGAAGGATATTGTAAATGGTTGCTTGGTTCATCACGAGAAATTCGATCAATGGGATATTTGGAGCTTGGCTAATGCGATGACCACTTTCGGTAGTTATATCGATCCTTCTACCAATGAAGAGATATTGGTTTCGGGCGATAGCGCCGGAAATGTTTATCGTTGGGGCGAAGAGTATTCAAGCGACAACGGAGTAGCAATCGCTTTCCATTTGAGAACTCACTACAATAATTTCGGTGATCCATATAAAGAGAAAAGCCCTGATCGCTACGCTTTGGCTCTCGATGACGGTGATGGCGCAATCGTTCAAGTCGCTCTCGACTATCAAGATGATTATGCCGGAAAAGAGCAAACGAATGCCCCCGGCTTTTTGACCAAAGAAAACTTTAACGAACAGATAAGAGATTTTCAGGCGATGTCAGTTCAGATTATGGGATCTACTTCGACAAACCGGCCTGAATTCCACGGTTACTCGATTGGCTTCAAGGATATGGACGATCGGCCGATTGATAGTAAAGATCAACGGAGGCAATAATGCTCCAAGATTGGACTAATTTTTTACCTCGAAGCGGCTCCAAACTAGATCTACCTTCTTTGCCGGAAGGTAGTTTAGCATTGGACGCGAGCATCGAGCAGAATGGCCTCGGCGCAACTGCGCTCTATGGCAATTTTAATTCCATGTTGGGAATCGGGCAATCAAACGGCGGTGGTTTTATCCGCATAGATAGCCCGAACAAGAGAATTATTATTAACGATGGGGTGAATGATAGGATTATCATTGGCTATTTAGGATAGGAGTAAAAAAAAGATGGGCGAATTTGGCATTATTGCTTCGCAACCGGGATATGATGCAAAGAGTTGTCCCGACAATAAATTACTCTTCTCCACCAAACACAGAACCTTAAAAATTTTAAGAGAGGGGTGGGGATCTTTCGATATAGTCGTTGATTTCATTGATGCTTTCGAGATTGGCGGTAAATTTGAGATCGAAATTACCCATAATCTTGGTTTCTTCCCGATGTTCTTCCTTTATGTCGAAGTCAGGCCCGGAGTTTTCGAACACGCTTATTATTCGCATATTAGCAAGACAAAACTTACGGCTACCCTGTTTTCGGATCTGGCCGATCATGTCGGAACTTTTCCTACGCGCTACCATTACTTTATCTTCGATGTGGATCTTGAAAAGACCTTTGAAGATGTTACCGGTGATCCGTATGTGCCGAAATACTCTCTCGAGAAGCAGTACGGAATTATGGTTTCGGAGCAAGGAAAAGATGTAAAAACGGTTTTGCCGAATTTCACTTCTTTGTCTTCCAACGGCCAATCGCTTGCCATTCATAAGCAAGGGAATGTCCTTACTTCAGATGATGATGGAATCACGCCGAATACCTACACGGTGGCTCACCATTTGCCCTATGCGCCGGAAACTTACCTTTATACTAAAAACTGGGCTTGGGGAACTGATGAATACCACTTTGTAGATCCAAGCAGTCAGCATTACTCGCACGATGGCGCGGAACCGAGCGTAAATTATTTGGAATATCGAGTGAATGGCACGAATTTAGTATTTAATGGCTCTGCCGCCGGAATTGCGGCTTATATCATGCTTAAGGACGCTATCAACGAAGTTTAATATGACAGATAAATATAAATTAAAAATTAGTAAGGACGCCGAAGATACTTCCAGTACCGATGTTTTTGATAGTGTGATCGACACGGATTTCAAAACTTTTATGAATAAATTGTCGGGGACAGTTGATTACACTTTTTCCACTTCACCGTCTGATGTTTGCGAGATCCTTCTTGCAACTATCCATCATGGGCTTGGCTATATTCCCCAAGCAACCGTAAAATTCTCGATAGATAATGTCGCGTGGTCAATTCTGCCCTACCTCTTCTACTACACTCAAGATCAGATGTGTCCGGGTTGTGTCGATGCTTGTGTGGCCGCTTGGAATACTTGCACCGCCAACGCCGATAACGCTTACAACGCTTGTGTCGATAACGCTTTTGCTCTCTATTCTAGTTGCCTTGACGCTTATCCTTATGTTTATCCTGACCGTTGGGACGAATGGGTAGCCGGTTGTGATGCCGCCTTATGGCCGAGACTTGATGCGTGTGATGCTAACTGGAACGCCGCTTATCAAACTTGTGTTGATAATGATGGCACTTGCCACTATCTTTGCGGAGATTACCCGATGAGCATGGAGCGAAGAGCGATTGTCCAGTATGGCGTTAAGGCAATCACCGATGACCAAGATCTCAAGATTTATTTTCAGATTACCGGCCACCCTGCCCCTTCTTGTGGTTATCCGGCCGGAACTTTCCTCAATATGGTCGGCCGAGCGTTTCATTTCAAATATGATATTGGTTTTTCAGAATTAAAAATGGAAGGAGAGCAAAATGCCGGAGTTGGCACAGGGCGCTAGATTTTCAAAAGATGAACAAGAGATAGTCGATTCTCTCGATGAATTAAAGATTTTGCGCAATCAAGATGAGCGAAGAGCAAAGATAAAATTGGTCGAAGAAAAAGTCAAAAAAATGAAGATGCAAGGTAAGCCGTTGCACAATATGGCTTCATTTTTCCGAGATAGAGCCGACAAGGCGCGAGCATCTTTGAAGTCGGCCGGAAAAGAAATTACCAAGTGTTGTGGAGAATAAGCGAAGCTTATTAGCATAAAAAACAAATAATGATATAATTTAATCAAATAGAAGTGAGGGATTTATGCCTGAATATATTGTACAAAAAGGCGACACGCTGTCAGGGATTGCTCAAAAGGTCGGTTTGGGATCAAACTGGCAAGCTTTGGGTTATGGCGGCGATCCGAGAACTCTACAAATCGGCACTAAATTAGCTTGGGGTGCGCCTGCTCCTGAAAATAATGCTCCGGCCCCCACTCCTGTCGCTCCTACCGGCAATGTTCTCGAGCCGTACATTGACGCGGCTACCAAACAAGTTTCTCCCGGCTATGATGCCGCCGAAACTGCTACTCAAGCAGCCGCCGATAAAACCAAAGATACTTATGGCAAGTTGGCCGATCAGCAATTAGCTAGAGAGCCACTTGTCCGTCAAACTTATGCGAATCTTTCAAAGGAATTCGGAGCTAGCCAAATTCGGGAAACTAATGTAGCTTCTCGGATCGGTGAGCAAAATATCGGAGGCGCGCGCGCGAATGTAGCGGCTTCCGGTGTTGAGGCCGGTCAAGGCGCTTTTGCCGCTCCGATTACCGCACAGCAAGATAAATTGATAAATGATGTTGCTTCGATCGCCGATAAATATAATCTAAAGCAAGAGACTTTGACTTCCGAGATGAACAGTTCTATTCAGGATCTCTACGACAAGGCCGATCAATATCGGATTACCGGCGATACCGAGTACTCCAAAGCTATGGTTGATATTGCCAAGCTTAAAATTGATGAGAAGAAGGATATTCTGTCTCTCGCTCAACAGATGTTTGGTGATGATGAAGAGGTTAAAAAATTCAAATATCAGGTTGAACAGGATCAAAAACAATATGATCTCGAGGTTAGGAAATTCAACGAATCTATCCGTCAATTTAATGTTTCTCAAGCTAATTCTAAGTCAGATGCCGGTGCCAAAGAGGCCGCTTCTGCCGCCAAGAATTATAAGTATGAACCTCAAAAGAATGCAGACGGTGATATTACCGGCTTTGATTTCTACGATGATAGAGGAGTGCCTACCGCTCCATTTGAGTATTTCGCGGCCAAAGGTAACGGTGTGATTGATATTAACGACATGAAAAAAGTCTTTCAATCTTCATCTAATCAGGGCGATAAAGATATTGCTACGGCTATCTCACTCATGCAAAGACAAGGACTTTCCAATGCCTCTATCGGAAATGCGATTGCTAGCAAATATCCTCATTTGAAAGGATAAGAATATGGGATATTTTAATACCGGAAACTATAATTTCGGCGAATCCACTCCCGAGGAGAATGATTCGGCTGTAAACTTTCTCAATGAGTATGATCGAAAGAAAAAAGAAGAGGAAGATGCGGCCATAGCCGAGCAGGCAAGGATTGACGCCGAAAATAATAAATCAATTTGGCAAAAGGCCGGCGAGTATGTTTCCGGTCAAGCTAAATTTGTTAAAGATAATCCGATTCAAGCCGCTAAGAATGTCGGCTCTACTTTTGTTTCCGGTATCAAGGCGGCCGGTGAGGATATTTCCGGTGTCTTTGCGGCCAATATCTACAATGACACTAATGAGAAAATCTTTGCGCAAAAACAAGAGCAAATGAATCTGATGCTCGACCGCATTCGCAAGGAAGCGGATCCTGAAAAAAGAAAAAATCTAATTAAAATAATGCAGGATTACGATAATAGTGTTCAAGGTATTGATGTTTTCAAAGAAGTACCGGTCTTGAACAAAAAACCGTCTCAAGTGTACGCCGACTTCGCGATGATGGGCTTGGACATGCTCGGCTTCACGGCTTTGGGCGCCGGACTTGCAAAAGACGCTTCCGGCCAGTTGGTCAAATCGGGGATCAAGGGCGTAGGCGCAAATCTCGGAGTAGCCGCTACCAAAGAGACAGGGTATAAAATTGCTACTGAAACTTTGGTCAAAAAAACCTTCTTCAAATCAGTTCTCGAAGGAGCCGGTTGGGGTGCGGCCTATGGTGGAGGCGGAGGCGCTCAACAGGGCGATGATTGGCAAGGGATCAAGAACAAAGCGATCACCGGTGCAGTCTTCGGCGGAGGTTTAGCGGCCGCCGGATATGGCGCAAGCAAGGTCTTCGAAAAGATGAAGGAAGCTCCGATGAAGAAGATCAGAGACGGCCTCACCGATGAATACGATCAACATTTGATAAGCGGTATCAATGACGCCAAGATGGCGAAAGAGTTGCTCGATAATGGCTCAAAATCTCTCAAGGTTTCCGCGAGTTTGCCGGAATCTCTAGCGCATGTCGGCGAGGATCTCACAAAGAGAACTACGGAAATGGCGACCGAAGAAGGTCAAAGAGCTTTGGCCGGTGGTGTCGTTACTTCCAAGATGTCCCAAAATGCGCGCCGAGCAGTTTATAAAGAAATCGTTGATTCCGGCTTATTCAAAATTGAAAAAGGCGATTCAGTCGATTCAGTCATTCAAAGAGGTATTGAATCCGTTTTGGCGAATGGCAAAAATGTGAGAGGCAACCTTTCCCTAACTTCCAAATATACAGATTCGGTCTTGGGCGTTGTCAATCCAGCACTTAGCGAAATGGATCAGACTATTGCCGAAGTTTCCGCCAAAGGCGCTACAAGGCCCGAACATCAAAAAGCTTTAGAAGATGCTTTGAACTCCGGCGACAAAGTTGCAATCAAACAGGCCTTTGATTCTATCCCTGAAGGCGATCCATATAAGGAAAGCATGCGCTCTCTGCTCCCCGAAGATATGCAAAAACCGGCTCCAACGGCGATGGGTACTACGCCGGAGGCAAAACCGACCGAAAAGACGCCTTCCGCGAGCGTAAAAACCCCTACGAGCGAATCTCCCGAAGTTTCTACGGCAAAAGCAGGCGAGACTATCCCAAGCGCAAAACCTGAAGCAAAGTTTCAAGAAAAAACTGGCGTTTCCCGAAAAATACATGATGATTTAATGGATTCAGAAAAAGGCGCGCAAATCTTTGACGAAATGGCAACGGCGGAAGCCGGTTTCAGAAAAAGAGGTGCGGAGTTAGCCGATGGACAGGGCGCCGGATTCGAAACTATTTCTCAAAAATCTAGTTTTCCGAAATGGGTACCGGAAACTTATACCAAAGAAAATGGCAAGGTTGTCAGCTTGAGATCTCGAAAATTATTTGATGAAGTTCAATCTCACATGCTAAACGGCACAGTCCCGACCGATGAAACTCAATTAGCTCTCTACGATATTGTCCATAATGAGCTACGCCTCCGATCCGATATGCCTCAAGTTACTTTCCCGACCGAGGGCAGAGTTTTCAAAGCAGAAAGATTAACTCCCGATAAGCCGATCAATGCTATCGGTGAAAAAGATATTAGCCGGTTATCGAAGAGATACGAAGAGATGTTCCCGACCGGCCAAGAAATTACTACTCACACGGTTGCTTCAAATAGAGAGCAGATTGCCAAAGCGGTTACTTTGGTTAATGATGATTATCAGAAAGCGATCAGAATTGCGACCGGTGCCGAAAAGAGCGATGATGTCCTATCGAATATAGTTGCTACGGCCGTTCTTGATAAGGCGCGCAAAGAGGGCGATGTCGCCACGGAGCGCTTGGTTTTGACAAGGACGATTGATCGAGCTACTCGCGGTGGACAAGAAACTCAAGCTTTGAGAAATCTTACTAATGATGATTCGGCTTTTGGAGCTACCAAAAATGTTATAAATACTCGCCGAGCTGAATGGGAAAAGAGAAATGTCGGCAAAAAAGTTTCCGGCGAAGTCGATAAAACTATTACCGAAATCGAATCAAAAATTCCAAAGCCAACAACAAATGATTGGAGCGACTTCATTAATAAAATAAGGTGTTAATATGGCTAAATTTTGCTTAACAAAAGATGTGGCCGATAGCTTCGTCAATAAATTGAAGGACGGTACAATCAATCCTGAAAAAATGATGACGATGGCTAGCGAAGAGAGAAATAAGTTTCTCTCCGGTATTGTTGGTGAAGAAAACGGTAAAAATGCCAACGCCCTCTTCGAAAGCAAAATGCTTCTGAAAAATCAGAAAAAAGGCATGATAACTTGGGCCGAAACTATTATGGGTACTCGGCCGGAGGTGAAAAGAGATATTGTCGCAACGATTCAACGAATGGATAAAGTTTTGAATCCCGATGAGGCCAAGATGTTTATGGCCGATCTTGCCGAGCAAAAACTTGGGGTATCAGTTTCTCAAACGGAGGCCAAGCAAATTTCCACTCTATCAAGTAAAGCTGAAGCATTGCGCGAAGGTATCACGGAGGCCTTGCCAGACGGTGCGCCGAAGAGATTGGAATACGGCGCCGCCAAAGTTGATCTGATGGAGTATGTGAGTGGTCTTAAAACTGAAGCCAAAAGAGTTAAATTGAGCGAATACTTCTCTAAAAAAGGTGTTCTGCGCGGAGTTAGCGATCTTGCCGGACTTGCCAAAGCGATGAAAGCTTCTCTTGATGATTCAGCCGTTTTCAGACAAGGTTGGAAAACTATGTTTACTAATCCGACTGATTGGGGACGAAATGCAGTCCAATCCTTCCGAGATATTGCTCGAAGCTTAAAAGGCGATGATGTGATGAAGGCGATCAAGACCGAAGTTTATTCTCGCGATAATGCCATGAATGGTATGTACGATATGATGAAACTTGAGGTTGGTTTGAATGAAGAGGCCTTCCCGACTTCCTTGCCTGAAAGAGTGCCGGGGCTAGGCAAATTGTTCACGGCTTCCGAGACGGCCTACAAAGGATTCTTATTGAGAATGAGGGC